ACACTAAGTAACAATTAAATAGATAAGAAGGGAGATACATGAAACGATTATCTGCTGATGATATTAAAAACCTACCTTCAGTTCCAGAAGAAGATATTGAACTCGAAGAATGGGGATTCTCTATCAAGATTCGTGGGATAAACAAAGCAATGCAAGTACAGCTTGGTAAATTACTTAATCAAGATGATGCTGATGCTTTTGATTACCAAAGAGAACTGCTTAAGGTATGTGTAATAGAACCAGAATTAGATGATGAACTTATTGACCAACTTTATGAGAAGGACTCAAAAGTAATCGATAGGATATTCTTAAAGATAAATGAAGTAAATGGTGTTGGAGGTTCTGCGGAAGCAGAGCAATTTTGAAACTGATTTAGACTTAACATTTAGATTTAAACTAGCTAGAGAACTTGGCATGACTGTTGGCGAGCTTATGACTACAATGAGCTCAATGGAATACAATCAATGGATTGCATTTTATAAATGGGAAACAGGAGAAGTTAATAAAGCAAGAGCTTTAGCAGAAGCTGAAGCCAAGAAGAACAGACAAAGATAATGGCAATAGCAGACATAGCAATTCAGATAGTAACTAAGGGTGCAGACTTAGCTAAAAATCAATTAAACAAACTTGGTGGCTCTGCTGACAAGTCTGGCAAGATGATGGGCAAACTTGCAACTGCTGGTAAAGTAGCTGGCATTGCAATAGGTGTAGCTCTAGTCAAAGGAATGACTAAGGCAACTCAAGAATTTATAGCATTCAACGACAAGATGACTCAGTCTCTTGCAATTATGGATACAACCATTGACCAACAAAAAGCAATGGAAGAGCAAGCACTTGCTGTATCAAGAACTACAAGAATCGGTGCAGAACAATCCGCAGAAGCATTCTTCTTCTTAGCATCTGCTGGTTTGAATGCAGAGCAGTCTATATCAGCTCTACCACAAGTAGCTAAGTTCGCTCAAGCTGGTATGTTTGATATGGCTACTGCTACTGACTTAGCAACTGATGCTCAGTCTGCATTAGGAATGACTGTTGATGATGCACAACAAAACTTAGACAACTTAACAAGAGTTACTGATGTACTTGTAAAAGCAAACACATTAGCTAACGCATCTGTACAACAATTCTCTGAAGCACTTACAAACAAAGCTGGTTCTGCTTTGAAAGTTGCGAATAAAGGTATTGAAGAAGGTGTTGCAGTCTTATCAGCTTTTGCAGATAGAGGTGTTAAAGGAGCTGAAGCTGGAGAAAAACTTAACCAGCTCTTAAGAGATATACCAAGAGCAACAGCTAAAAATGCAGAAGAGTTCGCTAAGTTGAATCTCCAGATGTTTGATGCTGATGGAAACTTAAAGAATGTTGCAGACTTAATAGAAGAACTTGATGGAGTTCTTGCCCCAATGTCTGATGAATTAAAAGCATCTACATTAGACCAGTTAGGACTTAATCGTGGTGTTGCAGATGCAGTCAAGATATTATCTGGAGCTGGAGATGAGATTAGAGCTTATGAACAAGCATTGCATGATTCTGGTGGTACTACTGCTGATGTGGCAGATAAACAGATGGGCTCATTAAAAGCTCAAATAGAATTAATGAGTAATGCTTTTTCAGAGCTTGGTATCTTACTTGGCTCAACTATTGCTCCAGCATTATCTTCTATTGTTGGATTTATAACAAAGGTTATTCAAAGTACTTCTGATTTTATTAAAGAACAAAAAGAACAAAAAGATGTTGTAGAGGAATCTACTAAAGCAATAGTTATTTCTGGTGTAGCTATAAAAGAAAATACTCATACTTACAATGCATATTCGCAGGCAATGTTTGAAGCTAGAACACAAACAATAGATACTAGGACAGCAACAGAAAAAGCAATAGATGCTCAAAGAGGAATGGAAAGAGCTAACAGAAATTCTGCTCCAAGTTACATGGAAGTTACTGACTTAGCTATTGCTAAAGCTCAAGCTAATAGAGAAGATGCTGAATCAGCTAAGGAAGCAACAGAAGCTAGTGCAGAATATGCTGAGAACATTAAAAAGAATATGCTTCCTTCTCTTGATGCAGTTATATCAGCTCAAAATAAGTTAAAAGATATTCAAGAGAGAGTTAAAGATGCAGAAGAAGACAGAGATGAAGCATCTAAAAATGTAACTGAAGCTCAAAAGAATTTAGAGCAAGCATCTAATAAAGTATCTTTGGCAGAACAAAAACTTAAAGAAGCTAAAGATGAAGCAGTAAAAGTTACCTTAGAAGAAAAACTTGCTATTGCTCAACAAGAAGAAGCAATAAGAAAACTTACAGAAATAGAAGAGAGAAATACTGTTGAAGAATTACAACTTGCAGTTGCAAAAGAAAAACTTACTGAGCTTATAGAAAAATCAACTGGTGCAACTATTGAACAAGAATCTGCACAAAGAGAACTACAAAGAGCTTTAGAAGATGAAGAAAGAGCTATGGATAAACTTACTAAAGCACAAGACAAGTTAATTGAAGCTCAAAAAGAATTAAATGAAGTTACTGCTAAGACTCCAGAGAACTTACTAGAGATAGCAATGGCTAAAAAAGAATTAGATGATGCATTGACAAATCTTAATGCTCTAGGTTCTTTTGAAGATGCTATGGCTCATCTTGTTGAATCTACTGGCATGAAGCTACAAGATTTAATCAATATGGCTAATGCTATTAAGAGTGGCAAAGATATTGCTATAACTTCTACTGGTGGTGGAAGCGAATCTGTTAAGACTGGAACTGATGGTTCAGAAGTAGATGCGGATATTGTAAGCCCTACTGCTCCTTCTAGTAGAGCTGGTGCTGGTATGGAAGCACTGGCTAGAAATAATGCAGTTGTTATTCATCAGAATATAAATGTTGAAGGTAAAGATGCTAATGCACAAGCATTAGATATTATTGATGCTTTGAACAGAGCTAAGAGGAATGGACAAAGGGTAGTTTTCTAATGCCAGCAAGTTTCGACTCTAATGTTGATATTAAAGTAGAAGTTGCTTTTGATTCAGAACCTTTTGCATCAAGTCAATCATTTACAGATATAAGTTCCTATGTAAGATACTTTGATATTAGTCGTGGTAGGTCTCACGAACTAGGAGACTTTAGAGCTGGTACATTATCATTTTCAGTATCTAATCAAGACAATAGATTTAATCCAAGTCAGACAACTCACTTTTATGACTCTACTAACAATCGAACCAAGATAACACCATTAAAACAAGTTAAAGTATCCGCAATTTATGATTCAAGTACTCATGTTATTTTTCGTGGATTCTTAGATGTAGTACCAGTTAAGTTCTTAGCAGAAGGTGCAGACTCTATTGTTACATTTACTGCTATTGATGCATTTAGATTATTTCAAAGTCAGACATTACAATCAGTAGGTTGGAGAGTTGGAAGAACTGGATTTACTGAACTTGGTCAAACAACAAGACTTGGTTATGGAGATTCAGCAGAATTAAGTTCTGTAAGAGTTTCAAGAATCTTAAATGCAATAGGATTCCCTTCAGCTCTTAGGACTATTGGAACTGGCACAAAGAATGTTCAACAACAAGCACTTACAACTAATGTTCTTGCTGGACTTAAAGCATGTGAGACAGCTGAGAATGGACAGTTCTTTATAAGTGCAGATGGTAAAGCAACCTTTAGGAATAGAGCTTATAAATTTACTAATGCTCTAGCAACAACTTCTCAAGCAACATTTAGTAACAGTGGGTCTAATTTACCATTTACAGATGTTCAAGTATCTTTTGATGACAATGAAGTTATCAATAACTATTCATGGACTAGAAGCGGTGGCGCTACTCAGTTTATAGCTGATGCTGATTCTATTCAAAGATTTACAGCTCTTAACTCTAGTGAGACAACTATCAATACAAGTGATGCAGATGTCTTAAGTATTATTCAACAGAAGTTATCTGAAACTGCTATTCCAATTATTAGAATTGACTCTTTGCAAATTAATCCAAGACAAAATACAAGTATCTGGACTCAAGCTCTAGGAAGAGAGATTGGCGATAGAATTACTGTTAATATAGTTAATACAGATGGAAGTACCTTCTCAGATGAATTATTTATAGAATCTATTAAACATTCTGTAAATGCTTCATCACAAACATGGAATTGGACTTTGACACTTAGCCCAGCAAGTACATCTTCTTGGGTATTGGGTCAAGCACTTCTTGGAGTTGGAACTAGATTTGCATATAGTTAATGCTAAGATAAAAGAGATATTAAGGAGATTTAAATATGGCAGGAGCAGGTTGGAAAAGTTATAGCACTGGAGATTTAATAAGTGCTACCGAGTTCCAGACATTCGTTCAAGACCAAGTTATACAAGTTTATAATAATGCAAGTGCTAGAGATACAGCATTAGGCACATCAGATGCAGAAGGTATGTTCTGCTTCTTAAAAGATAACAGTGCTGGGTCAGATGGTTCTGGTTCTTCAGAATTACAATTTTATAATGGTTCAGCTTGGGTAGCTTTTATTGGAGATGGAGATATTACTGGAGTTACAATAACAACAGCTGGTGCTTCTGGATTATCTGGTGGAGCAACTGCTACTTCTGGTGCATTTAGTTCCACTCTAACATTTACACCTAATGGGTTAAGTGCTGGTGCGGTTAATGTTGCTAATGATAGTTTTGTTATTATTGATGCAGATGATAGCAACAACCCTAAAAAAGAAAGCATTGCAGATTTAGCAACAGCAATGGCGGGTACTAACTTGACTGCATCTAGTGGTCAATTAAATGCTTCAGCTGGAGTATCATTAGGATTAGTATTAGCTTTAAGCTAAGGAAGGAATAAATTATGGCAGATACTTTACATTCAGTACAAGGAGTTTTAGGTACATCAGCAGGCGATATTGTTGATGCAGTTCCTTCTTCTACTACTGAAACTGTTATAGGTATTACTCTTGCTAATGTAAGTGGTTCAAGTGCTGATGTAACAGTAGATTTGAGTGTTACAAAATCTGGTGGAACTTTAAGACACATTTTAAATGATGTATCTTTACCATTTGGCACAACCATTGTATTAGATAACAAGATAACATTAGAAACTGGGGACAAGTTACAAGGATTATGTTCTTCAGCTTCTAGTGCAGAATATAATGTATCATTTCTTAGACAAACCTAAAGGAGTTTTTTATGGCTTACTTAGGTACGCAACCAAATGATGTAAAAAAGAATATAGGTTTATACACACCTAATGAAATATTACAACTAACTAAAGAGGGTAGTTGGGGTGGTAGCTTAGAACTTATACTTAGCCAAACAGTATCAAGTGTTAGTACAGTTGATTTTACTAATATTGCAGGTGCTAACTATGAAGTACATATGCTCGAATTAATAAATGCTCATACAACTGATGATAATAAAGCATTTACAACTCAATTTTCAAATGATGGTGGAAGTTCTTTTGAAGCAGGAAGTAATTACAAATGGGCTTTTAAATATATGAAATCCAATAGTACTTTTCAAGAAAAAAAATCTAATGGGGATAGTGCGATTTCTTTAGTTCATAATGTAGGTAATAGTACAGGAGAAGCTAGTAATGGTTATATTTATTATTACAACTTACACGATAGTGCTAGAGCTTCATTTACAACTCATCAATTTAGTAGTATATCGCAAGACCCAGACTTACTTTGGACTTTTGGGGGTGGTGTTTATGATGTACA